GTTTCACCAAGAATTTAAAAAGGAGAAAATTTTACAGCGCTTTATGATCTTTTCAAGACTTCTTTTGAATCTCCAATTTGGAAAACACCCTGTAGAGACATAATCTAGAGCACCCCCGGGGGGTCTCGAGTGCGCGCTCCCCTCTGTCATCGCGCTTGCCCTCGAAAATTCTCCGGGGGGTCGATTTTTGAGAGGTCTTTTATCCCCTGCGGTGCTTAGACGGGCCCACAAGACATGTTCGGATAGGCACAGTATCCTGTCTCTTTTTTCTTCTCCTTTCAAGAGACGCTTTTTGGTCTTTGTGGGCCTCTCTAAGCACCGCAAAAGTAGGTCGAAAGTGCTGCTAAACGCATCACAACCATGTTGATATTTATCAGAAAGGAGGGGTGAAGTATGCCAAGAGTTAAGAAAACCATAGTAGAAACCCCCTCTGAGGATTTTGTTCCTGAGCTTGATCCAGAAGCAAGGGAAGCTCAGATGATTAATCTGGCAGTTGCACAAGCAGAGAAGCAACTGAGGGAGGGAAATGCCCCTGCTCAGATTGTGACGCACTATTTAAAGCTAGCAACGGTCAGAGAGAAGAAGGAACTTGAGATATTGGACAAGCAAGTGCAGCTTATCTCAGCTAAGACGGAAGCTCTCAGGTCTGCTAAAGAGATTGAGAGACTTTATGCTGAGGCCATTGATGCAATGAAGATGTACAACTATCAGGGCGACCACGAGGAAGAAGATGAAAACATATTCTGAGCTCATGAAGTTCACAACATTTGAAGACCGCTTCAAGTATCTTATGCTTGATGGTGTGATCGGAGAGATGACGTTTGGTTCAATGCGCGAGCTCAATCAGATATTTTACTCATCTGACTTCTGGAAGAAAGAAGTGCGTCCGAGAATCATCATGAGAGACGGCGGATTTGACTTAGGACATCCGGATTATCCGATCAAAGGACCGATCTATGTTCATCATCTTAATCCGATCACTGCTCGGGATATTCTTGAACGAGCTCCTTGCCTGTCGGATCCTGAGAATCTCATATGCTGTTCAATGCCGACACATTCTGCAATTACTTATGCGAATCCGAATCTCATTCCAAAGAAATATGAAGAACGAAAACCGGGAGATACATGCCCATGGCGAACCATCAATCAAGGAGAGTAATCATGTGCGATGATGACCTTAGTTCTGTTTACAGAAAAAAGAACAGATATGAAAAAGGAACCGTGAACAAGATTGCAAATGTTCGCTGGTCCCCTGATTTCGATTCGGATGTACTTTGCGTCGTCAGTCCCGGAGAAGAGTTCGAGATTGATAACGAAGAGTCCACAAGGAAAGTATATAAGATTTATACATCGAGCGGCGTGGAAGGTTACGTTGCTCGACAGTTCGTAAAGATTGTGGGGTGATTTCATGGATGAGAGTATTCTTACTTCCGTGAAGCTTGGCCTCGGCATTACTGAAGACTATCCGTACTTTGACGATCAGCTTATCCTCTACATCAACTCTGTTCTTGCAGTTCTTGCCCAGACAGGTGTTGGCACTGAAGGCTTTACAATTCGTGATGCTTCGTCAAAATGGTCTGACTTTCTTGGTGACAAGATGAACGTGCTGGAGTACAGCAAGTCGTATGTCATCATCAGAGTGAAGCTCATGTTTGATCCGCCTCAGAGCTCAGGAGCACTTGATGCAATGAAAGCAATGGCTGCTGAGTATGAGTGGAGAGGGTTTGTTGAGTGTGACAAGATGCTTGAGGATTAAGCTCAGTGTTTGAATAATAGTTTTAACAGCTTGAAGATTGGGATAATCGGGAAACAAACCCAAAGGAGCGGCGTCACAAGGATCTTCAGTAATTCTTTGTCGGATTTCGAGAGCTTTTGAGGTCCGAATTTACCGATAAAGAAGATCGGAACAGCATTGAGAGTAAATGGCTGTAACGAATATGAAGGTGTATGAATCATTAGGCTTTCTTCTCTTAAAGCCATGACGATGCAGATTATCAAAAGAATTCCGATAAAGGCAATGATTAAGGGCAATAGCTTTTTCACGCGTTCTTTTTGTTCTGCTTCTTTGCGACGCATTTGGATCTTTTTGACTTCATGCAAATCTTGAGTATTTCTTATGAGGGAATTTCCGCATGACGTACAGAATTTGGCATCATTAGCATTTTGTGTGTTACAATTTGGACAATACATAATCATTACCTCATGAGTATATAGTTATCTAATTATACCATAAATTGCAAGACTTGTAAAGCCCTTGAAAGGAGAAAATCAAAATGGCATTATCGAACACTGCCGTCCCAAAGTATTACGGCAAGTTCAGGGATGCCGTTATCAGGGGTGAAATACCCGTAAACCGTGAAATCTCATTGCAGATGAACCGGATTGACTACTTGATCCGAAGTCCGAACTACTACTATGACCCTGAACCTGTCGAGCGTTGGGTGAAGTTCTGTGAGAATGAGCTTACTCTGACAGACGGTTCAGACATGACGCTTCTTCCTTCCTTCAAGTTATGGGGAGAAGATCTTCTCGGATGGTACTACTTTGATGAAAGAACTGTCTACGAGCCACGGTCTGATGGACATGGTGGACGATATGTTCGAAAGAGAATTCGGAAACGTCTTTGCCACAAGCAGTATCTGATTGTCGGACGAGGTGCGGCAAAGTCAATGTATGCCTCGAGCATTCAGGCCTATTTCTTGAATTCAGACTCTTCAACAACAAACCAGATTACGACGGCCCCGACCATGCGACAGGCTGATGAGGTGCTTAACCCCATTCGGACAGCCATCACACGGTCTCGTGGGCCGCTTTTTCGTTTTCTGACAGAAGGTTCTCTCCAGAACACAACCGGTTCAAAAGCCAAACGTGTTAAGCTCGCTTCGACGAAGAAGGGAATCGAGAATTTCCTTAATGGATCGCTTCTTGAGATCCGACCCATGAGTGTTGACAGACTTCAGGGTCTGCGATGCAAGGTAGCAACGATCGACGAGTGGCTTTCTGGAGATGTGAATGAGGATGTCATAGGCCCTATTGAGCAAGGTGCATCCAAGCTCGAAGATTACATCATCATCGCAACAAGTTCCGAAGGCACTGTACGTAACGGTGTTGGTGACGCAATCAAAATGGAGCTTATGCAGATCCTCAAAGGCGAGTATATCAACCCGCACGTCTCTATCTGGTGGTACAAGCTCGACAACATTGATGAAGTCGGCAAGCCGAACATGTGGCTTAAGTGTAATCCGAATCTCGGAAAGACTGTCACTTACGATGTCTACCAGCTTGATGTCGAGAGAGCAGAGAAGGTTCCTTCCGCTAAGAACGATATTCTTGCGAAGAGGTTTGGTATTCCGATGGAGGGCTATACGTACTACTTCACATATGAGGAGACGAAGGTTCACCGTCCTAGAGACTTCTGGTCTATGCCTTGTGCACTTGGCGCAGACTTATCGCTTGGCGATGACTTCTGTGCATTCACCTTCTTATTCCCGCTATCGAACGGCTGCTATGGTGTAAAGACGCGAGCATACATTACGTCACTTACCATGAGCAAGTTACAGGCAGCTCTGAGGCAGAAGTACGAGGAGTTCATGGCTGAAGGTTCACTTGTGGTCATGGAGGGTACAGTTCTTGACATGATTGAAGTTTACGAGGATCTCGACCGTCATATCACCGAGAAAGAGTATGATGTCCGGTGCTTTGGCTACGACCCATACAACGCAAGAGAGTTTGTTGAGCGATGGATCACAGAGAATGGCTCATTCGGTGTCGAGAAAGTCATTCAGGGCGCCAAGACCGAATCTGTACCTCTTGGCGAGCTCAAGAAACTTGCTGGTGAGCGGATGCTGATCTTCGATGAGCAGCTCATGACATTTGCAATGGGGAACTGTATCACGGTCGAAGATACGAACGGCAACCGCAAACTTATGAAGAAGCGGTATGACCAGAAAATTGACTCAGTTGCAGCTTTGATGGACGCCTATGTGGCATACAAAGCCAACCGTGACGCTTTTGAATCTTGATAAGGGAGGTGACTGCCTATTGCGAGCTGTTGACATTGAAACAAAGAAACGATGCATGAGTGCCTACAACAATGGGCAGCCAATCAAGAAGATTTATCTAGAACTCTTTCACGATGATTATCCTGACACGACTTATGAGTCATTCAGAAGAACAATGCGCAAATGGCGCAGTAAAGTTCACCCAGACAAGTTTACGCTCGACAGTGGAACTTATGAGGGCTTTACTGCCCACGATGCAACCGTTCAGGTAAACGACAAGGGCGAGATCGTTCAGGCATGGATCAAGCAAACTCTTGACGATAGTCAATGGGACGCATTGCTTGATGTAATTCACGAGAACACGGAGCCAATCAAAATAGATCCGGTTACTGGTGACGGTGAAGGCATGCTTGAGATTCCGCTTTATGATATGCATCTTCCTCTCTCCGATCATCTGAAGAGCATTGAGCTTCTTCTCGGAATTATCAATCGTCAGAAATGGAATGAGATCAATATTATCATTGGACAGGATTTGTTCCACAATGATGATATGAGAGGCAGAACTGCATCAGGCAGAGCGATTGAGAAGGTTGACGTTGCTGCCGCATGGCAAATGGCAAAGGCAATCTGGTATAACGTGATTGACACCTCTCTCCGACAGGCCGAGCGAGTGAAGTTGATTTACTCAATCGGTAATCACGATGAGAGCTTAGCATGGTGCTTCGTACAGATGCTGAAAGATCACTATCCGCAGGTCGAAGTCGATGATAGCCTGAAACAGCGCAAGTGCATTTATTGGAACGGTTGCTTTATCGGCGTGACGCATGGACATTATATGAAGAATAAATTTCATGATTTGCGCGGCCAGTTCACGATCGAGTTTCCGAAGGAATTCTCTGAATCCACAGTTCGAGAGATTCACGCCGGCCACTTACATCACGAAACTGAGGGCGACCTTTATGGTGTCATGATCCGCAGACTGTCCAGAAATGGCGAGATAGATAAGTGGTCTGAGGACGAAGGATTTGTCGGAGCACATAAGCGCTTTATGGTTTTTGAGTGGATGCCGGGCTGGCTTAAGGCTGTGCATTACATTTAATCGAGCAGAGAGGAGGTTGAAAATCAAAATGGAGTATAATAAAACTGATGAACTGGAACACCATGGCATTCTTGGAATGAAGTGGGGTGTGAGAAGATTCCAGAACAAAGATGGTACCCTTACTCCTGCTGGTAGAAAGAGATATGATGAAGACTTTACTACTAGTGAAGAAGGGAATACTCTTAAAAATGCCGAAAAAGAGCATGATGATTACAAGCAGGCGCATTCTGGCAAGTCGGTTAAAGAGTATGATACCAAAGAGCTTCAGCAGATCGTCAATCGGCTAAATCTCGAAAAGCAGTACGAAAAAATGACAAAGGACAGTGCTGCAAAGAAAAGCGGTAAAGATTATGTCGATAAATTCGTAAAAACTGCCGGAACGATTGCCGCCGTTACCGGTGCTGTGTCAACGGTTGTTAGCACCGTCAATAAAATCAGAGATGTCATGGGACCTCATCTTGAAACTGTCAGTACAATGGCTACTATTCTGCGAAGTCCCGAATGGTATGATTAATTAAGGAGGTGGTTCAATGTCGGATGAACTGAATCACCACGGCATTCTGGGAATGCACTGGGGTATCAGACGATTCCAGAATAAAGATGGTACTCTTACTCCTGCTGGTAGAAAGAGATACGATGAAGACTTTACTACCAGAGAAGAAGGGAATACATTGAAAGACCAGAAGCGCCTCGAGAAAAAAGACAGTAACTGGGCAAAAAAGAATTACGACAGGATCTATAATCAAGCCTTTAAAGACAGCAAGAAAGAGATTAAAGAATTCGCTAAAGAGCTTAACCAGACACTCGACAGCAGATTGAAGAGCGGAAAGTTAAGCTATAACTATGTGAATGCTTATAATCAGGGACTTGCCGAGATCATGAACAGGAACGCGAGAGACGTCAGAGCCCCTTCTGGAAAACTTGTCAAGTGGGTCGCTAAAAGAGGAGAGATGGGCGTTCACATGGCTCTTGCTGACGAAGGCTATGATCTTAGTCAGGTAAAACGCGGCGTTTATGGATCCGGGCGTATTGCCTATCGTAAGAAGTCAGTCAACACGGTTTAAGGAAGGAGCAAAATCAAAATGGAACTTTCTTTTGCGAACAGGCTGAAACATGCCTGGAATGTCTTCAAGAGCCGTGATCCGACGGACGAAAGACGAATGCGAGACTGGAGTTACGGCGGTCTTGATGGTTATCGACCGGGTTACATCAGCGGAGCATATTATAACGCTTTGTCTGACAAGTCGATCGTAACCGTATTAAAAAACAGAATTGCTGTTGATGCAGCGCAGGTAGTAATTCAGCATGTCAGACTCGATGAGAATGACAGGTATGTTGAAACTATTGATTCCGGTCTCAACCGTTGTCTTAATCTCGAAGCAAATATAGATCAGACGGGACGTGCGTTTCGTCTGAATATTTTTTTATCGCTTCTTGATGAAGGAGCCATTGCTCTTGTTCCGATTGACACCACATTTGACCCTGAGATTTCAGGTACTTACTCGATCAACAACATGCGCGTCGGCAAGATTGTTGAGTGGCGAAGCAAGATGGTGAAGGTAAATGTCTACAATGAAAACACCGGTCTTCGAGAGGATATTATTGTTCCGAAGAAGATCGTGGCGATTGTAGAGAATCCGTTCTATTCCATCATGAATGAGCCGAACTCGACATTTCAGAGATTGACACATAAACTTGCACTTCTTGATGCGGTGGATGAGCAGTCTTCTTCTGGCAAGCTTGATCTAATTATTCAACTTCCTTATGTTGTGAAGACTGAGCAGAAGCGGCAGCAGGCAGAGATCAGAAGGAATGAGATCGAACGGCAGCTTTCCGGATCAAAATACGGTATTGCCTACACGGATGGTACCGAGCGGATTCAGCAGCTTAATCGTCCGCTTGAGAACAACCTTCTTGGCCAGATTCAGTATCTCACAGATTTGGCCTATTCACAGGTCGGCGTCACACCAGAGATTCTGAATGGTACTGCTGACGAGAAAACAATGCTCAACTATAACAATCGTGTTATTGAGCCGCTTGTGGCTGCTGTTGCTGACAGCATGAAACGAACATTTCTCACAAAGACTGCCATCTCTCAGAAGCAGTCCATCGAATACTTCAGAGATCCTCTTGCTCTTGTCCCGATGGATCAGATCGCTGAGATTGCAGATAAGCTCACGAGAAATGAGATCGTTACATCCAACGAGATTCGTCAGGCAATTGGTATGAAACCTTCCGATGATCCGAATGCGGATACGCTCAGAAACAAGAACCTCTATGATACTACGGGAGGTCCTATGGTACAGACTGAAGAAGAGGCGCCTGAGGATGGAACAGAGTATGAAGATGGTGCATCTGACGATGAAACTCAAGAAGAGCCGATGACTGAAGAGGAGTACCTCGATCTTGTCAAGCAGTTTGATGATGTGGACAAGCAGCTCGACACTCTCGAGAAAGCTGTTAATTCTGACTCTGTAAGTCATTCTGACGATGATGAGGATTTCTTCCATGCAAGCGACTATGATCCTGAGCGCAGGCACTGGTACTACATCAACTTCGAAAAGAAGGGGCTTCATAAAGACTACGAAAGATCGTCTACTAAAGGCCTGAATGAAGAAGGAAGAGCCGCAGCGCGCTATGCGAGGGAGCAGTACAACAGCGAGCGCAACGCGAAGATCAATGCACACAAGACTCAGATGGACAGTAACATCGAGTCAAGCAAGGATTCCACGAGTCAACGTGTCGAAGCCTCGAAAGAAGGAATGAATGCGGCAATCGAAGCTTCAAAGGCGAATCGCGATCGAATGATCGAGTCTTCGAAAGCTAATCGAGACAGATCCATCGAGACTCGTCGTGAGCGCATGAAGACTGAGGTTGAATCGCATAAGAATCAGATGCAGTCCAGAATTGACGCGCTTAAGGACTACCTCAAAGGTCTTGATAAGTCTGAGAAGGCAAATCAAAGAGAGATGATCAACGAAGAAATTGCTCAGCTTAGAGCCGACAACAAGGCGAAAAGAGAAGAGCTTTCTGAAGAATTCAAATCTCAGAGAAACGATCTTAACGAACTGCACAAAATGACTGCGGATGCTGAGCGTCAGAGTCATTCGAGCAAGGCCAGCAAGCTGCGTGAAGATCATAAGGCCACTTCTAAGCAGTTGAAGCAGGACCATAAAGATACATCTGACAGGCTCAAACAGGAACACAAAGATTACAGTCAGCAGGTTCGTGATGAGTATAAAAAGATGTATGAAGAAGAACTCGAGCAGATCAAGTCTCAGGCAAAGTATCAGACCACAAAGAAAACCAAGGGTTCCAGTGGAAGCAA